GGGTTTTTAGCATAGGTATACCCGAAACTTGGGTGGCCTTGTTTTGTCGTGTTAACATCCATTACTTTTACACTTCGTGCGAACCTACCTGTTCGATTCTGTAAGCCTGAACCATTCATATTATCTCGTACAGTTTTAGGTAGCTTTTTATTTATTAACGCAACAAAAGAAAACATACTACCCGAAGTCTTTCGTGATGGCTTACCCACATTAAAGGGAGTATTATCCGTATAGGCTGCTCCCGCTTTGGCCTTAGAAGTCTTCTTCTTGCCTTTCGCAGAAGAATCAGTGTCTTTTATTTTCTGAGGCTTAATATTTGAACGTATACCTTTGCCTTTAAAGTTTTTAGCTGTAAAAGCTGCTAAAACGCGCTTTTTTCTCTTAGTTATAGAAGAGTCAGAACTTTCTTGATCCGCCCAGAACTCTGCACCTAAGGATTCTATAACATTCTGCAGGTCGGCATTAAGTTCGATAATAATATTCTTCTCTTCCTTTCCTCCTTTAGATTTATTCAACCTGCTACTCTCTAAGGATACCTTCATTTGGTCTAATTCTTTACCATTATTCTTGGTTATCTTAAACTGTAAATCACTAACTAAACTTTTTATAATCTTTTTACCTGCGGCATTCATTTTAGTATTGTACACAGCGAGAGTACTCTTAACATCTCGTCGTACAGCACCCTGCCTTTGCTCTGCTACAGACGACCCCTTCTCGTGCCCAATATCTAGAAAGTTCTTTGTAGGCGACTTTATTTTGTCCCCCTTCCTACCAGCGTTTAGCTTTTTTATTTGTGCTCTTATCTTCGTAAGTAGATCGCCTTGATTGTTTTGCTTTATATTTCGGAAAGCATTAAATACGCTTGCATTAGACTCCGATTCTTTATGTGCTAATACAAAAGTAAACTCCTTACTATCTCCTTTCATGCCAGAGACTTCTGTTTTTTTCAGACCAGAATCATTATAATGCTTAAAATCCTCATACATACCCGCAACCATTTTAGTCACTTCTTTGTTAACTATCTCTACTAGCTTTAAAGACAGCTGTTTTGTTTGAGGATTTACAGCCCCCCTTTTTATCAATTCTTCCTTTACTTCCGTTTTTATACGATCAGCACTTACTGTAATAATGTGTGTTTTCTTATTAGCAACTTCTGTTCTATATACGGAAGAGCTTTCCTCCATGTGGGCCTCAAGAATGGCAGTAAGTTTTGACATATCTGCTGCGGCCATCTAAAAGTTCTTATACAAGTCTAAGACTCGCTTAATGTGGTCTGGAAAAGAGACATTATCTCGTTGTGTAGAGCTACTTTGATTCTGTATACTAGCACCGGCAATACTCTGTCGGGTCTTATGCTCATCTTTTAAGTAGTATGTAACCAAATCAAGTACCGCTAACTTAAGATCAGCAGGTACTGCACTATATCCGGCAGTGTACACTATCTTAACTGTTTCTATACCTATTGGCCACGGTTTATAACCACCGGAAGTTGTTCTGTAAATACAGTCTGTTGCTTTATTAAGAGCGTATTCCTGTGCACCGACTGTAAGAGTAGTTAGAGCGCCCCCATAAGAAGTCGCTTCTTGTACACTTACTATTGCATTCACAGGGCTTTCTGTTAATTGTACTAAGTGGGTACTCCACTCAATACTAAAGGTTTCTGTTTTATTCGTAGAGAAAAAGTCTACGAAACTATTACCGCAATAAGTTTTCACTAATTGACTTACAGACGGGATTAAAACGTTCAGGCGTGCGTCTTCCTTAGGCTGAGATATACCCTCTGCCGTTTTGTACTCCTGTAATGTTATTAAATCTGCCATATTCTATAGGTCCATTAGTAAAAACTTGGGGGAGAAAATCTCCCCCTCATTTCTATACTTTCTAAGTATTAAGCAACAAAGTCAAGCTTAACAGAAGGCTGGTTTCCACCTGCACCTGCAACGATTTCTTCGAAACCGAGAGACTGACTGGCGACGATTACTCGACGCTGGTTCATTACTTCGTAATCCTGCTCAACGGTTACACCGCGAAGACGAGGCACTACATAGTTACGCGTGTAAACTGCAAACGCGGCGGGAATGCCAGCAGCTTCTGCAGCAAACTGGTCTGATACAACTACAGGAGTACCATAAACGGCTCCAACAGTACCAATTACTCGTACTGCCATGTCAGACCCGACTTCATCAATAGTCTGGAACTTAACATCGTCTAACAGGTCATAGTAGCTGTTCTGGCTTACAACGTATGCCAGCTCAGATGGGTTCAAACCGTACGTGCCCATTCCTTGACGCATGTCAAGCAAGATATCAGAAGTCAACTTAGCGGCATCAGAGATGTCGAGAGTTGCACCATGAGTAGCAGCAACACCGTCAAGACCTACGACGGAACCGCCACCATTAAGAATGGCAGATTCAACAGCTTTAGCGTGAGCACGAGCTACTGATTCAACAATCATAGGCATCAGGTTAATAAGAACCTGCTCATCTACATCGTTATCCATGAACGAGCTTGAAATCAAGCGATAAGCGTTCAAGATTACTTGCTTAGGCTGGAACTTGTTAGCATTACCGCCGGTGTTACCCTGGTTTTGCAAGTTTCCGCCAGTAGCTGAAGTCGCCCATGCAGCTGCAGAAACGTCAGGCTGGATAGGTAATACAGTAGCTGCACCATTTACAGGGATCTCACGGAACAAACGAGCTACCTTCAACTCATTTTGAATTTCTTTCTCAATCAGATTAGAAACTTCCTGGTCAATATCAGCAGCTGCAGTAGTATAATCAATACCGGCCTTCTCTTGAAGCTCAATACCATACTGAGTATTCATGCCTTTTTGAGTCATAACACCAAGTAAATGAGCTGTCATGAACTCGTTGCCCCACTTAGATACGTCACCTTTAGAGGAACGGTCAGAGAAAGTCTTTTTGCTATTTTGCATAGCTGAAAGCTCAACTTGCTTCTCTTCAAGTTCTTTTTTGTACTTCAAGATAGTCGCAGCAGTAGTCTCTTTATCAGATTCCATTTCCTTACGAATATCTTCAATCAAACGCTCTGCACCTGATTCTACACCAGATACGATAGCGGTTTTAACTTCTTCTTCTTGTTGAGCCTTAGCTTCTGCATCTGCAGTTACTTGGTCATCAAGATCTTTTTGTGCAGCCACATCGGCTGCTTTTTGCTCGGCTTGCTTCATTGCGATTTTAGCAGCAGTTTCCTCAGCTACTTTTTTAGCAAAAGCTTCCAAGTCAACGGGTTGTTGTGTCTCTTCAGACATTTTGATCTCCTTTTGGACTTGCGTCCCGTCACTATTAGTGAAAGTTTTTTTGAAATCCTCATACTCTGACATAGAGTCAAAAGATTTCGCTAGTGAAAAAGTAGCTGATTGATTACACGGTACCGATACTACCGATACCTCAAATAACTCAGCGTCCTTTATTCTTAATCCGTCGGTTTCCTCTAGGTAATCAGCATCCTTGACTCGGAAACCAACTGAAAAGGCCCCAAGAACACCGTCTTTAACTAACTCAGCTACATCACCAGCAGATTTGCTGATTTTTGCAGTAAGCTCCAATCCATTTTGAGTGCTCTTTAAACCAGTAGCTCTCCCAATAGGTCGGTTATAATCATGATTGAAAAGAATAATAGGATTCTTCTCAAAGTTGTGCAGTCCACCTTTAGTCCATGCGTCGGCTGAAATAGAGTCGCCAGCGCGATCAAAGTCAGCAGTACTCGCCATACCTCGGATCATTATACTACCGTCATCCTCAGTATGAGACTTAAAAGTAGAGGTAAGATTAAATATCTTTTCCATTTACTTCCTCTTTTACTGCTGATTTAACAGCAGGCTTACCCTCAGCCTTTGGTGCGGGCTTCGGTGGTTTTGGTGCGACAGGCTTTGGAGTAGGATTTTCCTTCTCTTTAATCTCTGCCCACACTTCTGGAAGAGTGCTCTCGATAATAGACAACATCCGACTCCAGTTTCCAAAAAAGTTCAGTGCAAGTCCCGCTCGAATTGGAACGTTTCCAAGTTTTTCATAATCATGTTTGGAAAGAATCTTACCCTGCTCTAACATAACCATTGCTACGGCTTCTAGGGCTTTATTTCTTTGTCTTATACTTCCCATTACTCTTCTATCTCCTCTACAGGCCTTCCGCCTTCATCGGGGTTAACTGCTGACCCAGCAATATTTGCCGGGATGCGTATTTCTTCTGTACCTTCGATAGGCTCAAAGCCTAATCGCTCTCTTGCTTCTGCTGCTGTAATAATACCCCCATTTACTAGTGAAGTATAATAAGCAGAAGAGTCTCTCAGTTCTGGTTGCAGAGCGGGAATATTAGAAATGTCCTCACTAAGTTCAAAACCAAAAAATCTTTCTAATCCATAGTTGATTTTTCGAACTATAGGTAGTATAGTCTCGAGATAGTACATGCGCATATTGGGGCGAATGTTAGCGTTGTTACCAGAGTCCAACATAATAGGTGGGATTCCTAACGCCTTCAAAACAATCTTTTCATTTTCTTCGATTGAACTTTGAAAATCCAATTCTTTAAAATTTACATTGGATATCGAGTCCACTTCAATTCCGCCATCTAGGATAAGGGGTCTACGACCTCCTGCATCTGGGCGGTATCGGGCCTGCCAAGAAGCCATCATTCGTTCTTTGATCTTCTCGGAAAGTGTATTGGGGGATTTTAGTACTAATCCTGGTACTGCTCCGTTCTTGAAGAAGTTATCCTGAAAAGCTCTCATCGATCGCATAAGTATCATAGTACGAAGTGCTGGCTTCAGCCTTGGTACGCCACGATATATGGAATGGAAAGAGTTTTCTTTAATATGGATAATCTCGTTAGGGCTAAAAGTAACATCACGCATTGTGAACTTCTCTACAAAAGTCTCTTTGCTTGCGTGAATCTTTACGTCAGTAGCAGGTAGATGGTACAAGTGTGCGCCATCAAAGTACATGAAGATGTTGCCATCAATAAGAAAGTCAGTAATAAGATTACGCTTAAAGCTATTAATGTCTTGAAAGGGGTTTGGAGACTTATTCAAAAGCATTTCTACTTTGGAACGTTTAATGCCAGGAACCACGCCTCTAAAAGCATTTACACGAGAAACAGTAGTAGGAATCTCAGCTACATCATCCACAATCATATTCACGCCGCGATTGACAACTTCAAGATCCTCATAGGCTCTTTCATAACTAAAAGTAGGCTCTCTTGACGTTTGCTGTGAGACCCCCATATATTCCTGGGCAGGATTTAGTTTTTCTTCTACTTCTATTTCCTTGCCAAAAATATTGTTATACCATGCCATTATGTTTTTCTCTTTGAATCTCGACCCACCGCATTTGTTTCTTTGCTGTACCTAAACCGGGGTCTCTTCCGTATACTTTGTGTAACTGTACGTGGTGCTTGTGACACAACGTAGCAGTATGATCGTACAGTTCAGCTTTATACTGTTCTATAAAGTCATCCCTAATCGCAAGTATGTACTCTGGATTAAGGTTATTATCTTTTAACCACTTATGTACTAGTGGTGCAAGGGTGTAGAAATGGTGAAAATCCAGCGGTTCTGTCGCGTCGCAAATCTCACAAGCCGAACCCTTTTCGTATTTATTCTTTGCCTTGTCCCGTATATATTTTACTACATCTCGTTTTAGTCTAGTCATCGGGTTCTTGAGATTTCTATTTTCGATTAGAAGAATTATATCTACTTTGAGGTACTATGTCAAACACTATTTTTGAGTAGGTATCCTAAAAGCTTACTGATGAAGTCTGAAAAGAGTAGAGTGCATATCTTAACGCGTCCGCCA